CTCTCGCGTGCGCGGCCGCAAAATCCGGCGGCGTTTTTGGGCTGAGCCATGACCAGAGGCCGAAAGCCGATTCCCGAGGCCGCCAAGCGGCTGGCCGGCAACCCAGGCAAGCGGAAGATCCGGCCCGACCTGCCCGCGCCGGCCGGAGCGCCGCCGATGCCGAAGCGGTTGTTGGTTGAGCCGCTGGCTGTTGAGAAGTGGGAGGAGTTGGTGCCGATCCTGCTGGGCCTTGGCACGCTCACGACCGCTGATGGCGAGGCCCTGGCCACTTTATGCGAGGTGTACGCTGCAACGCAGGCGTGCCTGCTCGAGCTGCGAGCCGGCGGCCCGGTGATGCACACGGACTTAGGCGGCGTCAAACCCAACCCGGCCGGTCCCTTGTATCGCGGATTAGTGAGCCTGCAGGCGTCGCTAATGGGCGAGTTTGGCCTGACACCAACCAGCAGGACGCGGCTCGGTGCCAAGGAAGAAAAGCCAACCGACGAAGTCGAAGAGTTCTTCAAGCTTCACGGTGCCTGATCTCTGCGAAGAAGGCGAGCGGCGGTATCGCCGTGTCGTGCATTTCTTTGAGAACATCCTGCGGCACAGCAAGGGGCAGAACGCTGGCAAGCCGTTCAACCTCCTGCCGTGGCAGCACCACGTGATGCGTGAGTTGTTCGGCCGGCTGAACCCAGACGGCACGCGGCAGCACCGCGTCGGCTACATTGAGTTGCCCAAGAAGCAGGGCAAGTCCACGACGCTGGCCGGAATCGCCCTGTACATGACGGCTTTCGACTCGGAGCCGGGGGCGGAAGTCTACGGTGCGGCCTGCGACCGCGAGCAAGCGGGGATCATCTACCGCGAGGCGGCGTCAATGGTGCGGGCTTCGCCGGGGTTGTCCAAGCACCTCGAGGTGATCGACAGCCGGAAGACCATCGTGCACAAGGCTAGCAACTCGTTTTACCGGGTTCTCAGTGCAGACGCGTTTCGGGCCGAGGGCCTGAATATCCACGCGCTGCTATTCGATGAACTCCACGCACAAAGGGACCGCCGCCTCTGGGCTTCCGCCCCTGGCTGAGAGGCCGGGGGCGGAGGCCGGGGTAAAACACGCGACGCACTTAGGTACGGTGGAGCAGCCAGACGATCGCCACTTCTGTTGTCGATCACCACGGCCGGCTTTGACCGCAAGAGCATCTGCTGGGAGCAGCACGCCTATGCCGAGCGGTGCATTGCAGACCCGACTGTAGACCCGGCGTTTTTTGGGTGCATTTACGCCGCGTCGCCAGAAGACGATTGGAAAGACCCGGCGACCTGGCGCAAGGCCAACCCGTCGCTGGGCGAGACCATCACGGTGGAGTCGTTTGCCGCCGATGCCCGCGAGGCGGACCAGAGCCCCAGCAAGCTCAACGCCTTCCTGCGGTACAGGCTCAACGTCTGGACCACGCAGGACGTGCGGTGGCTGTCGCCCGATGCTTGGGCAAAGTGCGGCGGCCCGCTGCGTGCCGACCTGGAGAAGCGCGAGTGGTACGCCGGGCTCGACTTGGCCAGCACGACCGACCTGTCGGCCTTAGTGCTGGTGAGCCAGGACGCTGACGGCACCTTTGACGTGGTTCCGTTCTTTTGGGTGCCTGAGCAGAACGCCGCCGAGCGGACGCTGCGTGACAAAGTGGATTACGTCGGCTGGATTCGTGACGGGTACATCAGGGCCACCGATGGCAACGTCACCGACTACGACGTGATCCGGCGTGACATCGTTGAGTTATCCAAGAAATACAACATCCGGCAGATCGGCATTGACCGCTGGAACGCCACGCAGCTGGCGACGCAACTGCAAGGAGAGGGCATAAACGTCGTAGGTTTTGGACAGGGATACGGCAGCATGTCGAGCCCTAGCCGCCAGCTTGAGAACGCCGTGCTGTCGGAGCGGCTGCGTCACGCCAGCCACCCGGTGCTGTCGTGGATGGCGGCGAACGTGGCGATTCAGAGCGACCATCAAGGCAACATTAAGCCCAGCAAGGCCAAGAGCACGGAGCGGATTGACGGCATCGTTTCCCTGATTATGGGCCTCGGCCTACACGCCACGGCCACCGCACCGCCGCCCGAGCAGTCCTGGGACATCACAGTCATATGAGCGACACCGAGCTTTCCGTTGCCGACTTCAAGATGTTCGACCTGCGCGGCATCGACTGGGCCGACGCCAGCAACGGAAGCAGGACGCTAGCCGGCGTGCGGGTGACGGCTGACAACAGCATGGCGTGCTCGGCCTACACGGCCTGCATTCGGGTGATCTCGGACGCTGTCTCGGCTCTGCCGCTCCACGTCTACGAACGGCTTGCCAACGGCGGAAAGGCCAAGGCTCCGACGCATCCGGTTTACCGCCTGCTGCACATGCAGCCCAACCCGTGGCAGACGGCCCAAGAGTTTCGAGACTGGATGACCGGCATGTACCTGCACTACGGTGCCAGCTACGCCGAGATCCGGCCAGGTGCTCGAGGTGCGGTCTCTGAACTGTGGCCGCTGCACAGCAGCCGCATGGAAGCCGAGCGGCTGGAAGACGGCCGCCTGCGGTACAAGTACCGAGAGCCCAGCGGCAAGGTCACGACCTACTCGCAGGAGCAGATCTTCGCCCTGCGATTCACGACCGAGGACGGCGTGAAGCCGATCCCGACGTACCGGCTGTTCCAGAATGTGATTGGGTTGGCGCAGGCGCTTGAGTCGCATGCGTCGACGTATTTTGGCAACAACGCGAGGCCAGGCGTCATTCTTGAGAGCAGCAATCCGATTCCTGTGGAGGCCGCAGAAAGGCTTCGTGAAAACTGGGAGCGGATGCACAGAGGCAGCGACAAAGCTTTTAGAACAGCCGTGCTCCCTGCGGGCGTTTCTGCCAAAGAGCTCAGCGGCAGCAATGAGTCTGCGCAGATGTTGGAAAGCCGGGTCTTTAGCGCGATCGAGTGCTGCAGGATATTCCGCGTTCCTCCTCATTTGATTCAACAACTGGACCGCAGCACATACAACAACATCGAAGTGCAGGGCACAGAGTTTGTGCAGCATTGCCTGCTGCCGCACCTAAAGCGATGGGAAGCCGCCATCAGCCGCGACCTAATCGTGGACGACGAGCGGTACTTTGCCGAGCACAACGTCAACGGTCTTCTGCGTGGCGACCACACAAGCCGGGCTGCGTTCTATGTGTCGGCGCTTCAGAACGGCTGGATGACGATTAACGAGATCCGCGAGGCCGAGAACCTCAACCCGATTGGGCCGGAAGGTGACAAGCACTTCGTGCAGTTGAACATGACAACGCTGGACAAGATGGGGCAAGAGCCGCCAGCACCAGAGCCCGCCGCCGAGGTGGAAGACAGCCCGGCCGATGACGCCGAAGACCAGGCCGAAGAGGAGGACACCGCCGATGGAACTTGAACGCCGCTGCCTCACCGTTGACGAGGCACCCGAGTGTGAGCTTGTCATTGAGACCCGTGCCAGTGGGCGAGAGGCGATCCGTGGCCTGGCGGTGCCGTACAACCGGCTGTCTCTTGATCTTGGCGGCTTCCGCGAGCGAATCCTGCCGGGAGCCTTTGACAAGGTGCTAAACCGCCAGCGCGGCAAGGGCGAGATTCTCAGCTACTACAACCACAACAGCGACATGCTGCTGGGGCGAGAGTCGGCCGGCACGCTTGAGATCATCGCCGATGATCGCGGGATTTCCTACGTGGTCGAGCCGCCTGACACGTCTGCCGGCCGTGACGTCCTGGCCCTGGTGCGTTCTCGGAATCTTCGTGGCAGCTCGTTCGCGTTCACCGTGTCCCAGAAGGGCGAGCGGTTCACGACTGACGAAGGCGGCAAGGCGATCCGTGAGATCGTCGAGGCATCTGGGCTATACGAGGTCGGCCCGGTGAACGTGCCGGCGTACGGCAGCGCCACGTCGGCCGTCGTCGCTCAGCGGTCCTACGAGGCTTGGCTGGCGTCTCAGGCCGCGGCGATCCAGGCTGACGCCGACGCCGAGCCGGAACTTAAGAAGGCGGTGCGGTCACTGGCTCGTGACGCTGCTGCCGCCGCATCGTTGAGGCTTCGCCGTGTCTGAACCACGCTGCACCTGCGGCGAGCGCCTGCGTTGCCGGTCGAGCCGCCCATGCGGTGACGAGCGGCAGCGGTATCTGCGTTGCCCAAGGTGCGGTGCTCGTGCTGTGGCGTTTGTGAAAACAACACTTTCCGAAGTGCGGTTCTGCAAGACACCCGGCCCCAAGTCCTAGCGTGAACTCCATCGGCAATACCGCCGCAGGAGATTCGCACCTTGGACAACCTCAAGAAGCTTCAGGACGAGGCGGCTGCCCTCGCCAACCGGATCGACGCCGTGCGTGCCGTTGAAGGCGATGCCGACGCGGTCGCTGCCCGTGACCTCGAGCTCGAGACGCTGACCGCTGATGCGGCCAAGCTCGCCAAGAAGATCGACTTCGAGAAGTCGGTCGTGGAGTCGGCCAAGAGCCTGCGGTCGGTCGTGGACCGTTGCACCCCGGCCCCAGAGGTGCGTGCCGATGAGCCGAAGGCCGTGATCCGGCCCATGCCGTACACCGGCAAGCTCAAGGCATTCCGGTCGCACGAGGAGGCGTACAAGGCCGGCATGTGGCTGCGTGCGTCGCTTCTGCGTGACTCCGAGGCCAAGCGGTGGTGCGACGACGCCGGGATCGAGACCCGTGCTCAGGGTTCGACCGGTTCCACCACCGGTGCGGCCTTCGTGCCCGACATCCTGTCGGACACCGTGCTGCGGCTGGTCACGGAGAACTCGGCTTTCGCGTCGAACGCCTTGAACATCCCGATGCCCAGCGACGTGGTCCTGGTCCCCAAGCGGACGGCCGGTGCCACGGCGTACTGGATCAACGAGAACGTGGCAATCACCGACAGCGATCCGACCAGCGCCCAGGTCACGCTGACGGCGAAGAAGGTCACGGCGGCCACTCGTGTTTCCAACGAGCTGCTGAGCGACGCTGCCAACCCCGCCGGGTACTCCGACTGGATTGCGGCCGAGCTCTCGCTGACGCTGACCAACGCGATCGAAAACATCGCGTTCAACGGCAACAGCGGCTCGGCTCCGAGCGTGGCTGGCATCCTGACGGCGAACGGCATCCTCGCGGGCACGTCGGCCACCTACGCCGCCAGCCTCGTGACCGCTGCCGGCGATACGCCCGACGAAGTGACCAAGGCCAACCTGCTGCGGATGATGGCCCTCATGCCGTCCCACAGCCAGAACGGTGCCAAGTGGTACGTTTCGCCGTACTTCTTCGCGGACTGCATGCAGGCCCTTGACGCCGCCCAGGGCGGCTCGGTCGGCCTGACGCAGGGCCTGGGCCTGACCTTTATGGGCAAGCCCGTGGTTCTGACGGACGAGATGCCTGGTGCCGGCGACCAGACGGGCAACGTGATGGCCCTGTATGCCAACCTCGCCAACGCGGCGATCTTCGGCATCCGCCAGGGCATCGAGCTCGCCTCGAGCGATCAGGTCGCGTTCCTGAGCGACCAGACCGTGCTGCGTGCGACCGCCCGCGTGGCGATCTCGTGGCACACGCTGGGCAGCGACACGGCTGCCGGCCCGGTCATCGCCCTCAAGGGTGCGTGAGCCTGACGGCTTGACACCTGTGCAACGCTGAGCGAGCGGCTCTGGATAAGGGCCGCCCGCTCTTTTTTTGCGAGGCACGCATGATCGTTCGGGTGGGCAGCAGCGAGGTGGATATTCGGGTCGAGGCGTGCCTGTCGATGCCTCGGCTGAGCTTCACGGCCAACCACTTCGCGTGGGCTCAGGCCCTGATGCCGCTGGGCATCCGGCCGACGATGGGCACCGGCGTGTTCTGGGACCAAGTAAACACGCGAGTTTTTGAGCAGTTCATCGACAAGTGTGAGTACCTGCTGCTGATCGACTACGACTCGTTCTTTTCGCAGGCCGACATCGAGCACCTCTTTGCCCTGGCTCTAACGTTCCAATGCGACGCCTTGGCTCCGCTGCAGACGAAGCGGGAAGACGGCCGCCCGATGCTCACACTAAAGGGATGCCTGGACAATCCGCCAGAGGGTGGCACCACGTCCGTGCCAAAGGAGTGGTTCCAGGCTCCTGTGCAGGAGGTAGATACCGCACATTTTGGCTGCACGATCCTGAGCACGGCGGCGCTGAAGCGAGCCAAGAAGCCGTGGTTCTGGAGCAAGCCAAGCCCGGATGGCTCATGGAACGACGGCCGGCGCGACCCAGATATCTGGTTCTGGTCCAACTGGTGTGAAAGCGGCAACAAGGTGTACGTCACGCCACGGGTCTGCATCGGCCACGGCGAGTACGTCGTGACGTGGCCAGGCAAGGATCTGAGCAAGCCTGTCTTTCAGTGGGCCAACCAGTACACGCAAACGCAAAAGCCGCCAGAGTCTGCATGGAGTGCCCCGGAATGAAGAAACTGAGGTTTGTCCGTTCATGGCGTGGCTACCGCACCGGGCAGGTTGTGGAGATCCCTGGCGGGCTCGCCACACAGCTGGTCGCCCAGCGGCTTGCTGTGGAAGACAACCAGGCCACGCTGATTGAGACGGCCGCCATTGAGCACCAGGCCGAGACGGCCGACGCCACCCCACGCAAACGAGGACGCCGTGCAGTACCGAAGCCTGACACGCCAGACGCCGCCGGCCGTTGAGCCTGTCACGCTTGCGGAGGCCAAGGCCCACCTGCGTGTAGACGTGTCCGACGATGATGCCCTGATCGGTGCCATCGTGAAGGCGGCCCGCGAGTTCTGCGAGGAATACCTAGACCGCACCCTAGTGCACACCCAGTGGACCATGCGGGCCGACTCGTTCCCGCCGAGCGGTACGCAGGACGTCGAGCTGCCGCGGCCGCCGATGGCGACAGCCGGAACGACCACTGCTGTGGTCCTGACCTACACGCTCGAGAGCGGTGCCACGGCCACCTACAGCACGGCCAACTACCGGGTGGATCGGCACGCCACGCCGGGTGCCGTAAAGACGCTGTATGGCCAGACGTGGCCCGCTCACTTGATCGACGACAACAGCATCAGCGTGACGTGGTGGGGCGGCTACGGTGCCGATGGAACTAGCGTGCCGGCGGCGATCCGGTCAGCGATTCTCATGATCGTCGGCAGCCTTTATGAGCACCGCAGCGCTGTGCTGACTGGGACGATCTCCAAAGAAATCGAGTTTGGCGTGAAGGCCCTGCTCGACACGCACCGCTGGGGGAGCTACCGCTAATGGGACTCGACGGCAGGATCAACGTTGACGTGCTGTTCCACGACACGGACGGCACCACGTCGCTCAAGGTTGTGAGCCTTGAGGGCTCTAATCAGTACACGGCCGGAAAGGTGGCAGTTGTCACCGGAACATGCGGAACCACGGCAGTGACCATCAGCGGCGGCGGTTTGCTGTACCGCAACGCAGCCGGCCAGTTGGTGACATTCAGCGAATACTCTCGCGTAGCGTTCCAAAGCAGCCGAGACTGCACGGCCACTGACGGCGACAGCGTAGACAACCGCTGCCGCTCCATTGGAAACGTGGCGCTTTGCGACTGGAACCCTGTTGGCTCTTCCATCGACATCGAGCCAAAGTTTACTTCCGGCACAGCCTCGTTCACGCTGGTGCTGTATGGCACTTGACGCCGGCAAACTCCGTGAGCGTGTGACCATCCAGCAGGCCACCGAGAACCGCAACGCTCTAGGCGAGACCACGCTGGCCTGGTCCACGTTTACGGAACGTTGGGCGAGCGTGGAAGGCGTGACGGCCCGCGAGGCCCTCGGGGCCGGGCAGCTCGAGGTCAGCATTACGCACCGGGTGCGGCTGCGCTATGTGGCCGGGCTGACGCAGCAAATGCGGCTGCTGTGGCGTGGCCGCACGCTGGAGATCGTGAGCCTGCTCGAGCACAACAACCGCAGCGAGCACGAGTTGATTTGCCAGGAGACGCCCTGATGGCACAGGTGTTCGGCATCGCCGGCCCGCTGATCACGCTAGCCCTTGGCAAGGGAAAGGCGGCCCGTGCCGAGTTTTCGCGTCAGCCGCTAGACAGTGTTGTGGCGGCGCTTAAGCAGCTGCCGGCCGACATCAGCATTAAGTACCAATCTCGGGCATTGCGTAAGGCGGCGCAGCCTGGCATTCAGGCGTTGCGAAATCAAGTATCCCAGCTTGGTCAGGTCACTGGCAACTTGCTGGCCAGCGTCACGCTCGTCGACCGCAGCAAGGAAGCAAAGTACAGGCAAAACAGGCAAAGGCTTCCAATCGGCCTAGTGGTAGTCGGATTTCGTAAGCCGACTGGATCTCGTCCCGGAAAAATGGCGACTCCTGCATTTGAGGGCGGGCAAGTTCTCAAAGGCCCAAACAGGGCATTTCACTCACATCTGGTTGAGTACGGCACTCAGCGTCGGAGTCCTGGGAAAACTAGGCGAGTGAACAGAAGGCGGGTCGTGCTTGGCGGCCGCATTCGCACTATTGCCGACCGGGTCCAGCAGCCTCCAGCTAATGCTCGCGGCCGGCTGTCGTCGTTCAAGGATCGCGGTTCATTTACTGGTGGCGGTCGTGGCCAGTACCCCAAGGATTTCATAGCGACCGGAACCGTTGGCCCATCGCCCGCCCGTCGCCCGCTTTCTAAGGCTCTGGCAGCGTCACGTTCGCAGATGCGGAGCGTCCTCGACGCCCAGATGAAAAACGCACTATCGCAGGCCCTGCGGGCCCATCAGAAACGGTTCAATGACTTGGGGGATTTCCGCCCATGATGAAAAGCCCCGAGCAAGTGTTGATGCGGCAGCTGACGCAGCACCCAGAGACGGCCCGGCTCGTCGGACTGAGGGTGTTCCCGGTGCTGGCCCCGGTTTCGGCCAGCCTGCCGTTTGTCGTTTACCAGCGAGCCCAGATCGAGCGAAGCCAGACGCTGGCCACGCCGCTCGGGCTGCCACGGGTTTCGGTGCAGTTTGACTTGTATGCCGCCACCTACGAAGAGGCCCGGCAACTGGCCGACGCCATGCGGGAAAATCTGGATGGGTGGACTGGTTCTGCGTACGGTGTAGTTATCAGCCAAACCTCGCTCGAGAACGAGCGGGACGGCTTTGTGCAGCTAGACGGCAGCGAGCTGCCGCCGGTGTACCAGATCACTCAGACCTACGACGTTTGGTGGCAGGAGACTAACTAATGCCGGGCACCACGCCTCATGCCGGTTCGGGTACGACGTTCGCTTTTGGTGGCACCACGTTCACCGTCACGAGCATCACCTACACCATCGGTGCCACCGGGGCCGCCGACCAGATCGACGTTTCCCACCTCGGGCAGACAACCGGCGAAAGCGTTGCCACCCTGGCTCGGCCGCTCGTTGGCTCGGCTGGCGACAGCGGCAAGACGGTGTCGATCGAATACATCGGCACAAACGTGATTGCCCAGAACACGACCGGTACGCTCACGATTTCTGGCGGCATCAGCGTCAGCGGCAACGCCACGTGCAACAGCTCGAGCGTCACGCTGACCGTGAACGACGCTATCCGTGGGTCCGCTGAGTTCCAGCTCGCCTAATCGCCAAGGGGGCCGCCCGTGGCGACTTACAGCACCGGCATCTCGGTCACGTTTGACGGCGTGGCATTTACGGAGGTGCAGTCGTTGGCGTGGAACTACGGCGGCAGTCTGCCCCGTGGTCGTGCCAACAACTTCACCGACGAGCCTGGTGAGGTAAGCGTTACATGCCTTGGGACGCACAACACGTCAATCGTCAACTACGGCAAGCGTGATGACCTTGCGATAGCCGGTGGCGGTGCCGCCCTGACTTGCAAGGCCGTGTACCAAGGAGTTGCCGTCGCGCCGCAACTCAACGGCGTGACACAGTACACCGTCACGTTCCGCATTCTCGACAACTAGGAGCCGTCATGGCTGATCTGACCATTGCAGACATCATCGGTGCCGATGACCTGAACATCCTCACCGTGAAGGTGCCAGAGTGGAAGAAGGATGGCGAGCCAGGCACCGTCTACCTGCGACTGATGACCGTTGGTGAGCGTGACGCCTACGAGTGCGAGTGGCTCGCCAACAAGGAGAAAGGCGTTACCAACTTCCGCAGCAAGTTCCTGGCACGGTGCCTGTGCGACAAGGACGGCAACCGGATCTTCACTGACGCCCAGGTCGAGCAGTTGGCCGCCAAGAGCGTGGCCGTGGTGGACCGGCTGTTCAAGAAGGCGATGCAGCACAACGCGATGAGCATGGCAGACGTGGAGGAACTGGCGGGGGAATGAACGCCCGGCCGTCGCTGCAGTTCGCCATGCGGCTGGCCGGGCACCTGGGCATGACGTTGGGCGAGTTGTTCCAGCGGATGGATAGCAGGGAGTTCACGCAGTGGCTGGCCTACCACCTGTACTACGAGCCGATCGGTGGGCACTGGGAGCAGACCGGCACGCTGGCCGCCGCCATGCTTGCACCGTACACGCCTCGAGGCAGAAAGATTGAGCCAGAAGACTTCATCCCGAAGCACAAGAAAGCACCGCAACACGAGACACAGATTGCAGACGTGCTGAAACAAATGGCACGCGATCTCGGGCAGCAGTAACTATGGCAACCGTAGCACTCGGCTTTCAGATTTCCGCATCGGCCACGCAGATGTCCAGCGGCATCAACACGGCTGCCGTGGAACTGCAGAAGCTTGGGTATGCCGCCAAGCGTACGGCCACAGACGTTGCCACGCTGAAAGGCATTGAGATTGGCCGGGTGTTCGTCAACTCGGTGCAGGCCGTTGCCAATACGTTTAACAGCTTCACAAGCGGTGCGGCAAATGCGATTGACGAGACAGCCAAGTTAGCCCGCTCACTGGGACTGTCATACCAAGAGCTTGAGCAGCTACAGATTGCGGCCGACTTGGCTGGCGCTTCGAGTGACACTCTGGCCCGTGCGTTCACCAAAGCTCAGGTCACGATCAGCGAAGCTGGCCGCGGTAGTAAGTCGGCGCAGGAGGCCCTTGGCCGGCTCGGGCTTTCTGTCACTGACCTAGAGGGCCGTACAAGCGATGTGCAGTTTCAGGCTCTGGCCAATGCCATTGCACAGATTGCCGACCCCACTGAGCGAGCCGCCGCGGCAGTCGCCGTGTTTGGTAGGTCCGGTGCCGAGCTACTGCCGGTCTTTGCGGAGCTCGGCGGAAACCTAGAGACCGCCGGAAGGTTTCTTGCCCAGTTCAATGGCGGCATCACCGACGAGCAAGCCCGCAAGGTCGAGGCGGTAAACGACGCCTTTACGCTTGTTGGCAAATCCATTCAGCAGGTCGCCGGCCAGGTGCTTGCTGAGTTGAGTCCGGTGCTGGTTGAGGCCGCCGAGGGATTTGTTGATTTTATTTCAAAGATCGACGTTTCCCGCGTTGCTAACACTGCGGCAGGGGCTATCGAAACTCTTGGCAATGTGTTCAGCGTTCTTGTCCAGGTCATCGAGCCCATTGCAAACAACCTGCTGCCGGCCATCGGCTTTGCCCTGGGGTTCATCAACGCTCAAGCTATTTCCACAGGCATCGCAACTTTGGCCTCATCGTTTACGAAGGCTGCAGCAGCGTCAGGCACATTCTCTCTCTCGGCAGGCATAGCCGCTGGTGCGACGCAGATTTTAAAAGTTGCCGTTCGCGGATTCTTAGTAGGCACTGGCATCGGGGCAGTTGTCGCTGGTCTAGGGTTTCTGGCTGAAGCTGCTTTTAACTACGCGGACGCCTCAAATCAGGCGGCGCAAAGTCAAAGCGATTCTCTTGGTGATGTCGGAGCACAGGCCGACGCCTTTGCGGAAAGTTTCGCTGCGGCCCAGGCTCGTGTGGCCTCTTCCGGCGACACTGCCGCAAAGGCTTTGGAAGAAGCCACCAAGGAACTCGAAGCCGAAGAGCAGGCGGTACAGCAGATCCTCAGCCGCCTGCAGGGCCAATCCAATCTGGCGGTCAACGTCGCATTGGAGTTTGGGGACGAGGGCTTTACCGCCGCCGTGGCCTACCAAGAGGCGATTCGGGAAATACAGCAGCAAGTCGAGCGTGGGATTCTCAACGAGACCTCTGCCGAGCGTGCCGGCGAAGGTGCCAAGCGGGCTTTTGACCAAACGATTAACGCTCTGAAGGAGAGGCAGCAACTGCAGCAGCAGCTTGCCGAGCAAGAACGTGCCATTGACGAGGAAAGGCTGCGGACGCTGAGCCGGGCCGACACTGGACCGCTGCGGTTTGACGACATCCGCACGAGCTCTGGTGCCTCACAGCTTGAGGCTTTCAATCGGGAAGATCCGGCCGTTGCCGAGGCAGTCAAGCAGACAGCTGAGCTACGCAAGATTCGGGAAAAGCTTTCTGCCCTAGAAACTGCACCTGTGGACATTGTGGGCAACTAGCATGGCCGTACTCGCAATAAACGAAGTTCTGCCTCGCGGCTACTCGCACCAGTTTGGTGGCAGCCCAACTGCGTCCATGGTGTTTGTCGTGACGCTAGACGGCACGACCCCGCAGCAAGAAGTTTTGAATGCCGTTGGCTACCAGCTAGGAACAACGCACCCAGAGTTCTCGTTCCTTGAGTGCAGCGGCATTGAGGTGACAGAGACTGACAAGTGGCACGCAGAGGTGTCGCTGTCATTTTTTGTGCGGCCGCTTGAGTCTGGTGAGTCCGGGTCCGTGCCGTGGGCATTGCCAGACGTGTGGACTTTCTCGACTGGCTCTGGGCAGGCGGCATGCACGACGCATTACCCCACGGCTAAAAACAACGTGCTGACGGCACCGTTGATGAACAGGGCCAATGATGCCTATGAGGGCATCACCAAATCAGAGCCGGAGCTAAAAGCGACGATTTCTGGATATCGGCAACTGTTCCCGGCAACTGACGCGACACGGCTAACGGGTGCAATCAACGACGACATTTATGCTGGTGGTGCCAGGAATACGTGGCAGTGCGCCGGTATCAGCGGCACTCCAGAGCGGCAAGTGATTGGCGGGCAAATGGTGGAGTATTGGCAGATCACTGTTGAGCTGATCTATCGCCAGTCCACTCACAACCTGTTGCTGCCAAACGCCGGGCTCAACTACCTCGAAGGTGGCGTTGCCGGCAAAAAGCGTCGCTGCTGGGTTGTAACCGAAGACGGCGACAAGGTGGCGAGTGCTGGCCCTATGGCTCTGGCCGACAACGGCGACCTGAAACAGATTGGTGCCGGCCCTTACCCGCCAGACATTCTCCCGTTTCGGATCTACCCAGAGGAAACGTTTTCGGTGTGGTTTGGCCTGCCGCCAGCCACTGTCCGTTTCAACTAGGAGCACCCATGGCTGACGTTTCATACTCGATTAATGCAAGCGCGAGCAAAGGCCGCTTTTCCCAGTCTTTCGTTGCCAGCGGTGTCACGGCCAGCATGAGCACTGCAGGCGTAATGGCGGTAACGCTGCAGCTGGGAACGACTAGCACGCAGATTACGACAACCACGCTTGGTGCCTTGGGCCTGTGTTTTGCCCAGAGCTTGGCCACGGAGGCCACGCACACTGTGTCGTTCGGCCGGCTCAGCGGCACGACTCTGCATGAAACTGTAAGCCTGCGTGGCGGCGAGGCTGCCGTGCTTCGGTTGGCGGCCGGAAACTATGCGGCCAAGTCCGCCGTCGAAGGCTCCCGCCTGGTGCTGCAGATCCTTGAGGGCTGATCCGTGGCTGACCGTGTCACGTTCACCAAGCCGGCAGCTGAGCGGATCGGCAAGGTTGTTCGCCTCGTCGAGGCTGGCGATCGCACGGCCACTCCGTGGACGGTTGATGTACGTGCCGGATCTGGCATAGGCCAAGGCACGCCCCTGCGGCTCGCAGAGTTTACGGGTGGCTGGCAGATCGACACGGTCAAGACCGTAACGCTGTCTGGCAGCACAGAAACGTACAGTGTTCGCAATGTGTGCGTGCCGCTCGAGATGCACCCGCAGTCGCCTAACACTGCCAACCGAAGCGTCATCTTTACGCGCGTTGCTGGCGAGTATCACTCGGTTGAGCTTGAGACCGGCGGACAGTGTGGCTCCTGGAAGGAATACCTCGTAACGCTCACAGTCGATGGATGCCGTGGCAGTGGTGCCAGAGCCTTGGTGCGGCAAGTTGGGTCAGACGGCGACACGGACTCCGGCAGTGGCGTTGGTCCGATCACAGACATTGACCTGCTTAATGGTGGCTCGGATTACGCACAACTAGGACGCCAGCAGCCGGCGTTGGCAGTTTCTGCAGCTTCCACCAACGTCACGTTTACGCTGGCGTATCAAGAGAACACCGGAACGTGCAACATTCCGTACTGGACCGTAAGCGGCATTACCGCCGGCGGCAGCACTGTGTTCTGGACGCCACAGACGCTTGCCGTTGCTTCGCTTAACTCGGCCGTAGAAGTGACGCCTGCAGTTCTGGCCCTTGGCACTGCTGGTGCGTCTGTCGTTTCCGGCGGTCATTACTACGCAGAGTCCACGGCGCTGCCGCCCATCACCCACACGCTGACGGTCAATATTGAGCAGGCGTCGCCAAGCAATGGCAGTGGTGCGGCGTTTACGCCAACCGTCGACACAGACCCGACTAGCCTAACGTTTGGCAGGGTCACCGGTATCACGATCGACAACGGTGGAACCGACTACCAAGCCTGGGCTTGGAACGGCTCCGTGCCGTTTGGCAGCTTAGACCTTGGCTTGATTGCAGGATTCAAGTCATACGAGGCACAAGTGCTGGGGCACGAAGGCGCGTGCCTCAAATGGTTCTCGCTCACGACCTGTGCTACGGCCACGGCTAGCCCATGACCACGATTACGACGCAAGACGGGAAGATCGTCTTTCGCGACGGCACAGTTGGCACTGGGCAGGAGTGTTGTTGCGAGCAAGACGACGAATGCGACTTGAGTTCTGCAGATAGCGACTCGCAGCCTAACGTTACTGTCTCCACTGATTGCCAGTGCAACGCCGGAACGCTAGACGGCAACTATCCGTATATTGGCACAGATTTTGATAGCAACTTGGCATGGACCGGAACGACTACATGCGATTTCACCGGGCTGCCATCTGACGCGCCAATGACCATTTCTGTTTCCAGCAGTTGCGTGGTCACCGTCGCAACCTACCAGTACCCATTTCAATCGCTGCAAGGTTCCGCACTCGCAGCGTTGCTCGAGGTAGACCTAAACGGGAATATTGTGGGCACGGCCCAAGTGCCTTTGTTTGATTTATTTGACAATCTGCAGTGCACTGCAACAGTCACATTTGGGCCTTGAAATGATTGTCCACACTGCATGGCTGGGCACACCACCAACGTCTGCTTCTGCATCATTGGTATCGCTGCGTAAGTCCTGGCCAGAATGTGACATACGGTTTTACACAGACGGCGGATTTGTTTGGCCGGAATGGCGCAACGCTTTTGAGTCGTTGTCGAATAATCCTCGGATGCAGTCGGACATCCTGCGGCACTCGCTGTTGAGGCGATTCGGCGGGCTGTGGCTAGACCTCGACGTAAAACTGGCTGTCAGCCCGCAGCACCTTGTTTGCGGGTGGAGTGGCTACACCGTCCTCAGTCTTACGCCTGCGTCTCCGTGGGCGGCCACTGATGTGATCTACGCGCAACCAGACTGGATCGGGTGGAATCTCGTTGACGAATACATTGCCAGCGTAGACACAGGCCAGCGACTGTCTCATTTGGCGTTTGCTCACGATATGATCCTTTGGGCTTTTCGTCGCGGTGCTCCAGTTACTGTCTTGAGTGACGGCCGTCTGTACCCTTGCCGCCAGAGCGATGTAACTGCCGAAGCCCTATTGCTGCGGTGTGGATGCTCGCCATATTCAAGAGGTCTAGGCGACATGGTCGCCGCTGGCCTCTCTGCTATCGGCATCACGCCCGAGCGTGTCAGCAAGACTCTCGGTGTGAAGGACTGCGGGTGCAAGAAGCGACAGCAGCAGCTTAACGACCTGGGCCGCCGCATCGGCATCGGTTGACAGCCTCGCCATAGTGCGGGCGAAAGGACGGCCGATGCCCGAGGACCACGATGTCACCATCGACGGGAAGCGGTGGCTTCTGCGGTTCACTCGCCTGAAGGGCGACGCGGCCGGTTGGACGTTCTTTGACAACGCCAAGCGGCCCAGGATTCTGATTGACGAAAAGCTGAGAGGCGGCCAGCGGCTTGAGACGATCCTGCACGAGCTGGCCCACGCTGTGCTGGGGCCGTCGATTTCAGAGGAGAGCATCACCGAGCTGGCACGGGTGCAGCGGCGTGTGCTCAAGATGCTTGGGTACAGGGAGGGCGACAATGGGCCTGGCTGACGAGATAGCCGCCGCGGACCCAAACGCGTTCCGGCGACGAACGTGGTTCGACAACCTGCCTGCTGAGGCATCAGAGGAACTGCTTGCGGTTCGGCAGCGGTTCCAGGCCGGTGGCTACGAGCTCAAGCCGCTGCAGATCGCCAGGCTGCTGTACGCGAAATGCCAGGCCAAGGGGTGGAAAACCTGTGACGCTACGAGGCTCGCTCAATGGCTACACCAAAACGACTAGCAGACGAGATTGCGGCGGCTGCGTCTACGCAGCAGCAGCTGCAGGCCGACGCTGAGCTTGCCCGGTTGCGTGCCGAGGCCGCCGGGCTGCGGACGAAGTACAAGGCAGCGCTGTCGCAGATTGACGCAGAGCGTGAGCGGGCCGACCGTTTCACAGCGTTACAGGGCGTTACGCCCGTTGCCCTACCCAAAAACGGCAGGCCAAAGAAACGGACCAAGCACGACGCCACGGCCATCCTGATGCTGTCCGACGTCCATGCCGAAGAGCGGGTTTTGCCTGAGACCGTCAATGGCGAAAACGATTACAGCCTTGACGTGTGCCAGTTGCGGCTGGCCGAGCTTGAGGAACGATTCCTCGACTGCCTTGAGCACGAGCGGAACCAGGCCGATGTGCGGCGCGTCGTCGTGTGGCTGGGCGGCGACTTTATCACAGGCCACATTCACCCTGACTGCGTCGAGGTAGCACAGCTGTCGCCAATGAACGCTACTCGGTGGGTAGCGGAGCGGTTGCGGTCGCTCATCAACAGCGTGGCCCAGCACGCTGACGAAGTCATCGTCTGTACCAACGCGGGGAACCACGGACGAAGCACCGAGAAGAATCGCATTGCAACCGAGCTCGACCACAGCTGGGAACAGCTGATGTACTTCACGCTGGCCCGCGAGGAGCAGAACAAAAACGTACGCTGGCAGATCGCTGAGGGCCACCTGGGCTACGTCGACCTAGACGGGTTCCTGCTTCGCACGACGCACGGTCACAGCATCCGGTACGCCGGCGGCGTCTATGGCCTGGCCTTGCCAGCCAGCAAGGCGATTGCCAGGTGGGACGCAGGCCGCAAAGCCGACCTGACGATCTTCGGCCACTATCACACTTGGGGCTGGCTGCGTGGCGCTCGGTACGTCGCCAACGGCAGCGTGATTGGACATTCGCCATACGCTGAGCGTGTCGCTTCACCGGAAAGACCGTGCCAGGGCATGGCGATCGTTGATCACGGGCGCAACGAGGTCACGCGAGCGTACCCGCTGTTTTGCGATAGAGACCTAAGAAAGGCCAAGGAATGACCACCACGCTGGAAGAAGCCAACCGGAAGATGCGTGCCGCCGTGAAAGAGCGGCTGGACAACACCGACCCTAACGACGAAAAGCTCATCGGCTACAAGCCGCCACCGCTGGCTGGCTGCGAGCCTGCCCAGGCGTGTGCGTCTGAGTTGCTGAACCAGGCGTGGCAACGCGAGTCGTGTTGCGAAGGGCAGCGTCTGCGTGGCGATTCGCTGGTTGCGGCCTCTGGCGTCCACCCAACAAGCCAGCGGTTCTACGATCTCTGCGACGCCTTAAAGGCGATGCACGCCAGCAAGTCACGAGACTACGGTTGCCCGTCCGGCACAGACCCACTTGCCAACATCCGCAACGGTGCGGCGTTCGTCGGCATCCCATCGTGGAAAGGCGCGATGGTCAGGCTGTCTGACAAGGTCACGAGACTAGCCAGCTACAACGCCACCGGCCGGCTAGAGAACGAATCAGTAGCCGACAACCTTCTGGACCTGGCGAGCTACAGCCTGCTGGCCTTGCTGCTTCACCAGGAAGAACACGGTGTCTAAGCCGCTCACGGATGACGACCTAGTGCAGATCGAGCGGCGGGCTCGCCGGTCTGGTGCGGCCAACTGCTGGACCGGCACAAGCGGCACGCTGGCGTCTGACGTCATGCGGCTGCTAGCCGAGCGGAACCGTTTGCTGGTCGAGATCGCCAGACGCCAAGAGGCCCAAGAGCCGTACTGGCGGCAACCACACGATTGAGCCGGGCGGCGGGTTGAGGCTGCGGCAGGGTTTACGTCCTTTTCCCCACCGTGGCCTCCCCGCTTGCTCGGCTTATGGTGCAGAAGACCATCCCCAGCCAAAAGAGCTTTTGAACTTTTCAACAGCGACGCCACGCATGTCAACTGGAACCTTCATGTGGTCGCATGCAGCCAAGGCCATGGCATGCAACTCGGCATCTGAAGGCTTGATTCGTCCTTGCTGTCTAAATGTTTTGCCCATAGACCATGCTGCATCAGAGCACGCCTTAACTCTTGGATCGTTTTGCTTTGCTTTTAGCTGCTGCATCGCATTTCGAAGCTCTTTGTTGACGACAGCCGGCTTGGCAGTGTTTTTCTTGTAGGCGATCATTCCAAGAAGGCACACAGCGCCGATTAGAAGGATGACCACACTTGCCGTCATGCTCAGTTCCGGTGGCTTTTGATTTGCCATGACGAATCCTCCAACTGGGTAGGGCAAACCTACGTCCGTGTGGTGACACAGGAAACTGAACGCCTGTTACGCACTAGGCTTTTCTGGTGGCGCGCTCAGGTCGAGCGGCGGCAGGAAATCTAGTGCCGACTCAACGCCCGTGATGCGTTCGTCATAGTAGTGGGTTTCGGCCATCTCCTCGCTGCTGTGGCCCAGCTGCTTCTTGGCCGACTTGCCCGCCTTCTTGAGGTAAGAGGCCGTCGCCTTTCTGATGCTGTGAAACGGGTGGTACGGCACACCGGCCGTGCGGCACAGCACCTTGAGCGAGGCGTAGCAGCTCAGGATCTTCCGGTCCTCCAGCCAAGGCCATACGAGGGCGTCTGGTGGGCCTTTCTGCGTGGCCATCAGGCGGGCCAGCTCTGGCGTGATCGCCCGTGTAATCGTCTCCTGGCGGCCCTTGCGCGTGGCAGCCAGGAAGGTGAGCGTGCATCGCTCTAGGTCAACCTCACGCCACCGGAGAGCCAGCACGGCCCCGATCCGCTCGCCGGTCTGGAACATGGCCTGCAGCTTCGTCAGCCAGTACCAAGCGGCTGGCTTGCCGGCTACAAGCCCTTTGCGGTGCCGGGCGGCTCGGACCATGGCGCTAAGTTCCTCGGCCGTATAGGCCACAGGGCGGGGCTTTGGGACGCGGGGGCGGGCGTAGTCTGGGAACTCGAGCAGCTCGCCGTTGGACTTCTTCCACCGCTTCTTGGCCAGCCACGTCCACAGGCTGCGAAGGTGGGCGGAGTCTTTGGCCAGGCTGGCCGGTGAAATCATCTTGTAGCGGCTGTGCTGTGTGGTCTGCCGCCACCGCAGAAACTTTGCCGCCGTTAGGTCGTCCAGGTCGTCAACCGTTGGCTCGTGGCCGAGGTAGTCCCTGAGCCTGTCTAGCGTGGCCTCGTACATGACAACCGACCGATCGCTCAGGTTTTTGAGTGGCGCGATCCGATCCCGCAGAAGCTCTCTCAGAGTCATGGAACCCTCCCTTTTTTGATGCCAAGGGAGGACAGTCTAGCCGACGTGTACAGATGTTTAATCTACACCCCGTCCGCTTGAACAATCTGACCTTGGCGGGCTGTTTCATACTGTACAGACTTTCGAGTGCCAGAGGCAAGGCAAGCGGCCGGCGGCGTCGTTTCGGACGGGCTGCATGCAGCTTGCGAATACTTGGCTCGGCGGCGGTTTGACGCATCTAACGCTGCCGATACATTCTGGGGCATGGTCGTGGCATCGCCTGACAAAGAGTGGCTGACAGTCTCGGAGGCAGCAGAGGCAGCCGGCTGCACCGAAGGCTGGATCAGGCTGCTGCTCGGGCGTGGCGACTTGGCCGGCTGGAAGGCAGGCGAGCGTGCCTGGCTCGTCGACGCTGCCGCAGCTCGAGCCCTGCGTGGCTCGCTGTCCGCCCGCAGCGTGGGCCAGCGCGAGGCCAAAAAGCCAGCCAGCAAACGCCGGAAGTCTCGGTAGTTTGTGCCGCCAAAAAATCTTTGCTGGCTGCTCTTGACGGCCAACTAACGATACCGCTAGTGTGCCGCTCGTCATCACGGTGATGGCAGGCACGGCCTAAACACGGTGGTGCGATGAACACACAGGTGCTGATTGAACTGCTGCTGGTGGTGCTGCGGATCTTGGCCGCAGGCCAGCTTGGCTGAGAGAACTAACGCTAGCGATACGGAATCGTGGACAGGAGTACGACTCCCCAACTTGCTGTTTTCCGGCCGTTTTCGGCCGCTTGACTCTTCAATGGACGGGCGTACAGTACGCAACCCAATCACGCAGGAGGCCCCCGAGATGACCACCGACCCCCACTACCGCGAAGCCTGTGCCGCCCAGGCCGCTATGGCCGAGTTCTACGGCAGCGTGTGGAAGCCCAAGCCCGGCGACCGGGTTCGCTGCCCCAAGGCGTTTGGCGGCGGCTACCAAGACGGCACCGTCGTCGGCCCGGATCGTGACGGCTACCTCGTCGACACAGCCGAGGGACGGCTGCACCTCTACACCGAGGAGCTCGAGCGGATTCGCTGACCACAGGAGACCCGGTGGAACCGGGGACGCAAGGACGCACCGTGCCGCCGAGCCAGGACGGGGAAGCGGCTTTCAACAGGACGCCATACGAAAGGACACGACCTATGAGCACAGAGCTCAGCATCAACACAACGCCGGCCAAGGGGCTCGCATTGCAGACCATGGCCGACGCCATGAAGTTTGGAGAGATCGTCGCGGCGAGCGACTTCGCACCGAAGGATTTCCGAGGCAAGCCGGCCAGCTGCGTGCTGGCAATCCAGGCTGGGGCCGAGATCGGACTCAGTCCGATGCAGGCGCTGCAGTCCATCGCCGTGGTGAACGGCCGCCCGAGCATCTTCGGTGACGCCGCCCTGGCGGTGGTCAAGGCAAGCCCGGTCTGCGAGTACGTCACCGAGTCTGTTGACGGTGACGGTGAGCAGATGGTGGCCACCTGCACCGCCAAGCGGCGTGGCTACCCAACGCCCACCGTGGTCAAGTTCACCGTGGCCGACGCCAAGAAAGCCGGATTGTGGGGCAAGTCTGGCCCGTGGACGCAGTACCCCAAGCGGATGCTGCAGATGCGTGCCCGTGGCTTCGCCCTGCGTGATGCGTTCCCTGACGCCTTGCGTGGCATGGTGACGGCCGAGGAAGCCCAGGACTACCCCACGATGCCGGCCACGCCCGAGCCCGTCTTGGTGCGGCCCAAGTTTGATACGCCGACGCAACCGTCCGAGGAGCGTGCCAACCCGTACGAAGTGGCTAAGGCCGCCATCGACGCTGAGCGTGACATTGCCAAGCTCGACCGCATGCGGGCTCACATCGACAAACGCCTTAAGGACAAGACGTTCACGCCGTTCCAAGCCGACGAGCTGCTGGACCAGATCCACGCCAGGGTCGAGTTCCTCGAGGCCGAGAGCGAGGTGACGGCATGAGCGACACACGGCCGCGCCGCTATCTCGCCCACCTGACTGAGCGCGCAACGCTTGG